TGCCAGCGCAAATGCCAACATACATTTCAGCAGTATCAATTGCTTTTAGAGCAGTATCTAGAGCAGCGTCATTCGCATAGTCAGTAGTATCATACTGTAAACAATTTGTGGTAAAAGTCTCACCAACGCTTAGAATACCAACACGAGGATAATCGCCAGCAACTTTGCGGCCAAAGGTCTTTAAACCATAGTGCATAATATCATATTCTTTTTCTGTGGTATATACAATACCGATGGGCTTATCAGTAGCAGCAGCAGGAGCATTAATTTTGCCAACAGCCTTGTCAGCTACAACCCACATACCGTTTTCGCAAGGAGCGTCAGCGGTAAAAGCATCTCCGAGAGGAGTTTGAGAAACAACCATACCAGTCTTAGGGAAAGCTACCTGATTTAGCTCTAAGGTGGCATATTGTTCGCATGGAAATCTTTTCATATCACCCATAACTTATTCCCTCCTAAAATAATTTATTTTTTACGATACTTTTCAATAAGTAAAGCGAAAGAAGATTTTTCAGGTTCTGGTAGTGGCACTTTCTTAGTAGGCTCCTCACTGCCAGTCATTTGCTTATTAGCAAATACAATTGCTAATTTACCTTCTAATTCGTCGTAAGAGAAGTCATTAATCTTGTTCTTAATTTCATTAATTTCTTCTTCTTCTAAAACTTTTTCATATTTTTCAATTAAAGTATTTTTCTTATCTACTTCAATTTGTGCTTCAACCGCTTGGTAATTCGCAACCGCGGTTTGTAACTTCGCATTTTCTGCCTTTAATTCTTCAATAGTAGCATTAAATTCAGAAATGTTATTTGTTGCTTCATCAAATTTAGTCTGTAATTCATTGAAAGAAGCTTGTAGAGTGTCATATGCCTGTTGAAGTTTTTCAAATTCTGTTGGTTCAGCGGGTTCCTCCGCAGCCACAGGTTCTTCTACAACTGGTTCTTCCGCCGCGGGAGCTTCGTCCGGCTCGGTGTTTTCGAATTCAGTTGGTTCTTCGGCAGGATTTACAACTGGCTCTTCAACTTCTTTATTCATATTCTCATCCATTGGTTGTTCTCCTCCCTTTGTAGTATTTTGAGTCTCTTCAAACTTTTCTTTTAACCCCAACAAAAGTGAAGAGAACTTCTCATATTGTGATTTATATGTATCATCATTTTTAGAAAAGAAAGATGATACTGAAAAGCAAGGTTCATGTGCCCCAATTACACAAAAACCAAGCATATTTCCTTTTGTGTAAACAAAGTACGATTCTCCATCAAATTCGGTCCAAGCGCCATCTATTGTTTCTGGATCTAATTCCATACTTTGATGCTGGCCTTTAATTTTGCGCGCCTCTTCATAATAGTCCGTAAATAAAATTACTGAAAAAGTCGCATATTCACGCGTAACGCCATCTGTGTCTTCAAATGGAGTCCAGCCATCAAAGCTCTCTACATAACCATAACCATTCGCAAGTTTAGGTCCTGTATGAGAAGCCCATTCTTGGCCTTCTGGGTCAAAGAAGCCAACTACTGGGCAATTGCCGCGGGTCGCGGATTTAATTAAAAAATCGGCATATTCATCTGTAATATATGAACCATTACGATTTTTATATTTTGTAAAAACGCCCACATGTAAGCGGCAAGCATTTAAATCCTCACTAGATACTTCTTGGGTTGGAGAATCAATAATGATAGTATCAAAATAAATTGGTATCTCTCTATCCATAAGTCATTCTCCTTAGCCCGCGGCCGCAATGTTGGCCTAGGTCTTTTCAGATTTTTCTTCATCGGGAAGCTCAGGACGACCTCCCTTATTTTCTAAGTCGCCACCCGATGAATTATTACTAGTTTTTTGTGCAGTTTGCGAAGTTTTTCCTTCGTTTGCTACTACATTACCAGAAGTAGTATAAGAAGATTGTAATGGAATCATCTTTTCTGACATCTTTAAGAAATCGTTTTCAAAATTCATTAGACTTAATTGACTCATTTGCTTAATGCCCATTACTACGCCCGCGAACATTTTAGAATAACCATATTGTGCGCCGCGGAAATAAGCAGTCTGTAAATCATCGCGGTTGAAAACGGTGGTGGGAATTATTTCAAAATCGAATGTAAGTCCAGTGCGTGAAAATTTATCGTTGATATGATATTTAATCCAAGTTTCATACATATTTAAATATGCAATCATTAGCGCTTCATCTTTCTTAATTGCGTAAGCAAGAGAAGAACTACCATCGGGATTAAATAAGATATTGCCGCGACCAAGAGCATCCCAAACATTTTTACGATATTTTTCTATTCTATCCGCAGATTGAGATGCGGCGCTAGACTCTTGTAAGCTTTCTAAATCCGTGTCGCCGAATGTAGTTAATACATCAACCGTATCAATGTCTTGAAGCATTTCAGCCACAGATTCATGAATGTCCGCGACCTCATCTAATTGGAAAACTAATTCGCCATCCTTATCTAGTGGCATTTTTTGAATTAATAATTTATACAATTCATTTTCATCGCGCTTTTCTTCACGACCAATAGCGTCATCAAGCTTTTTTAATTGTGGTATGCTAGCAATTAAAAGCGGGGTCTAATCATGCTGAAAGAAGAAACAAACTCCGCCTGCACCAGCCGGTAATAATATCCACGGGTCTGTGCGCTTGCCGCCGCGAATCCACTCCGCCCATGCTTTTTGAATTACTTCTGGGAAAGAAGCCACTGCCTCTTTCTATAATTCTTTATCATGAATAGATTCAAAATACATTATATTGAATTCTATCATATTAAGATTATTAAAATCCTTAAAGCGCGAGCGACAAAATTCTATTGGTAAATCTTGAATCACGGGCTTATTGCCGTCCATTCGTAATATACCAAAATAAATACCATTTTTAATCCATTCCGCGGTTATATTCGCAAAAGTATTTGGAACATCTAATTTATCAATAAAATCACAAGCATTATAAAATGCTTTGGTGATTTGCGTCTTTGAGCCCTTACCCTCTTCAAAGTTAGGAATTACTACGGTGTCATATAGTGGTAGATGCGCGAGAAAATCTATATTATTTCTATACTCACTATTCGTGCGATAAAAATATCGCGATAGTTCCCGCAGCGCCACTATATCACCAGAGCGAATGATTTCCTATATTTCTTCTAGTGTAAAATCAGAGCGCACCGGGTCGGCAATCTACCAACCATATCTATTTTTATAAACCCGCGAAGAAATGGGTGCTCGGGCAATAGGTTTAATCCGTTTCTTAAAAGATGTAAAATCACGTTGTTCTGCCAATTAAATCACCCCCTTCTTCTTGGAGTAAAGTGAATTGAAGATCTAAAATCTCTTTTCTTGTTTTTCTTATTGGCTTTATCTTCGTAATATTTAATTCTATATAAAGCGTATTCTAATGCAGAGAAACGGTCTTTTTCAATTGAATTAGAAATACGTTCTACTTTAAATTGATTCTGTACGCCAGTCGGTTTTAGCCGTAAATTATTTAATTCATCCATAAGCCGCGATGTCATTTCATATGGTAATAAAAATGCGCGTCTATTATATAAATCCATTTTCTTTCCTTTCTTTGTAAGCATTAACTTGTCTTTAACAATGCGCTCATGTGCTAAGAAATTAACAGAGCCATTATTAATTTGAGAAAAGAAATTAGAATGAATAGCGTCATCATTAGATGAGCCGGCCTTAATGTCATAAATAATCGCATTAAACTCTGGACGTGGTGCTTCTTCTTCGTGTTTTAACTCTGGGGGTAAATGATATTCATTATTAAAAGTAAAATATGCGGGAAAAGACTCACCAGTTTTTGCATCAAAAGAAGGTAATACCATTGCGTCAAGTAAGCCAATACCGGGTCCATTACCGTCAATAACAATTTCGCGCGGATTGTAAAGCTAAATTAATTTTTTTAGCCGCGGCGCCTACTCTGTAATATAATTTGCGCCATGTATTACTTCCGTATATACAATATTCTTTCTAAATCCATTTGCGTTTGGTAATACTTTCGCAACCATAACCGCAGTATTTGCTGAATATCTTGCGACATCAACCCCTATCAAATAAAATGTTTTAGGATTAGCGGGGTTCTCTTGCGCTTTACGCTCACATTTTAATAAAGTTCTTTTTTTATTTAGTCTAGAACTATTTAGCCAGGCTTCTTTATTATTACCTGTCCATATGCTTAAATTTTCACGCGCGAATGATTCTTCACTTACTGTATTAGAATAGCGCTGGTCTAATATTGTAGCCTTATCTACAAGACCATAGTGTAGTGGTACTTCATAAGAAAGGCCCCAGCAGAAGTATTCATTCGGCCGCAGTACCATATTGACCGCAATTTCTATAACTTTAGAGTACATAAAAACGGTGCGTTCTGCTGCGGTCGTAATAAATGTTTGTGGAGAAGAAGGTTCTTCCGGATTGATGGTGCCATCAACTTCGCGACGCTTAATATTCATTTGCGGTAATAGAACTTCGGTATATGGTACTTCGTCAATTAGCGCGGCTTCCTCTAATATTGCCGCCGTAGCACGAAGACCACGAGAAGTATCTTTTGCAACAACAGTAATCATGCTACCATTTTTAAACCGTAGTTCGTAATAGTTATTACTAGATTTGATACCGGTTTTACCATCTTCGCCGCGTGTCGCAAGTTCTTTCTCTAATAGAGGCCAGTGGCGGAAGATTTCTTCAAACTTGGCTTC